ACCAAATTTATCTGATAATACAACTCCCACTTGGTAATTCCTATTTTGTTTTAAAGTGTGCATTGGGTATTCAGCAATGCTAGTCGTTTTTGTTGTTGGGTTTTCGGGTTCTGTTGAGCCTAAACTAAAATCGCTTTTTGTGAAAGCTCCTATATTATAATCTAATTGATTAGGGGGAGTATGTTTGTCTTGAAAATTACCGTATATAACTCTGTTTCCAGATATTTCTTGGCTAAAAGCTTTAACTGGGGTTTTATCATATACTCTTATTAAACCCGACTCAGGTAAAGTTTTAAATGGTTTTCTAGATTGATAATCATAATCTATAAAGTTTGCATTTGATGGTAATTGAGATCTTAAAATTGTATCTAATACAGTTACAGCTAACCCATCTGACTCTTTATAAATTATATCTATTTCTTGTATCTTATAATCATCAACAATATTTGTAGACGGTAAAGGAATATTCAAAATAACTTGATTTATTTTATTTTGCATAAAATTAACCACAGTACTTCTAAAAGTGTCGTCTTCATCTCCTTCTAAAAAATAACCATCTTGTTCAGGTATAAAAGCGGCTTGAGTAAAAGGTGCATAAGGGGAATATTCTCCATCATCAAATTTATATCTGTAACTAAATCTAACAAATTTAGACTTTAAATAATCAGGATCTCCAGGGTAATTTGCATTATAATTTGAATTAGCATTAAATGTAATAACTTGGTCATTAACCCAAGAAACAGGTTTATTTAAAACCAATGATCTAACCCCTCCTGAAAGAGACCCTATTGTTACAATTGCCGGAGAGTTACCTATTAAACTACTTGATAATATAGCTCCTACGTTGTATTCACCTTCTTCGATTGGCTCGTTTATAGTTATTGTAGTTGTATTTGTACCGCTCCCGTTTGCAGTGGTTAAGCCTCCATTAGGCAAATATTTGCTAACAACGTCTAGCATTGTTGTGGAATATGTTTTATCATCATCCTCAGGGGTAAAAGTAATTAACTCGCTACCGCTGGCAATAGTTCCCCATGTTTGATCTGTAGAAATAGTTACTGCTGTAACCAACGGGTTTCCCGTGGCTTCTGCAACAGACACCACTGTTGGGGAAGAAGTTATACTTACACTAGAAACAACTGCGTCTACTTTTATTTCTCCACTTAAAGTTGAATTAAGAATATTTATAACTGTTCCAGTGTATACATTATTAGATTCACCTTTTCCAATGTTTAGTCTGTATAAGTTTATAACCTCATAAGGATATAGCTTAGCTACTGATATTTGATCTTCTGTAGTATAATAATTAGATTGAAGAACGTTTAACCCAGCCACCGGTGCTAAACTAGCGGTAAAAGATGCTTGTGATATATTTAATTTTCTTGGTTGATTTCTATTATCAGTCCAAAAAAGTAAATTTTCTAAAACGTTAATAGCATATATAGGATTTGTTTTTGAAAAATTTAACCACGCACTAGAATTGGTTGCAGTTGTACCCACTAATTGAACAGCATCTCCAGTAGAAATGTTGTAAGAAAATATAAAGTTATTTTTTATTGGATTATAAACTTGAGTTTGCTTACTAGGATCAGTATAATCTGTTAAAAAAACATATATTGTATTATTAGTTACATCGGTATATTGTCCAATAACATCTATATTAAGATTATTAGTTAAACTTCTAAAATTAGCAACCAATTCATTTCCTCTAACATTTTCTAAAGCACCCACATCGGGTCCCTCTGATGTACTAACTTGTATATTAACTCCTTCTCTATATTCTCCAGACGGTAATAATCTACCATCTAAATCTTGATTCATTTTGGATTTAATAAAAGCATTTTTAACTTCAGCCATTTAATTTATGATTTAATCCATTTAGATTTATTTCTCATTACTTGCACTATTTCATCTAATTTAATATTAGACAATCTAATTTTTGCATTTCTGAGTTTTGCACTTTTTTCTCTTTTGTATCTATTAACTAAGTATTCGGGAGTATTCGCTTTTGTAGATAAGACCGCATGATTTACATATGAATATATTGCGTCTTCTGCCATTTTAGGAACTTTCATATCTTGATCATATGCTAGACCGTCAGATATATATTCCAAAATAATAAGTTTATTTCTTAAATTGCTAGAAAAAGATAATTTTCCTTCCCTGTCGTTTATAGTAAACCAACCATTAATTTGAGAAGTTTCTGGGTTTAAACCATAGCGCTGACCTAAATATCCTTCTTCAAACCCGGCTGCTCCATCTGGATATAAACCATTATTTATTGATGTATTATCAAGATTACCTACTACTAAATTGTCATTAGCATTTGCCCATCTTGATTCTGTTATTGAAGTAGCATCTAAGTCTTCATCAAAATTATCCTGAATGGGTATACCCTGCCAATCTTGAGGCAATAAACTTTCTGGATTTGATGTTAATGTTGTTGGATATATAATATGCTTAACACCAAGGTTATCGACCCAAGACATTTTAACGTAATTTACGTAATCCTGAGGTATTGGAATAGATAAATTTGGAGGTATAGTTGCTTCTTGAGATTTAATACTTCTTAGTGTATCATAACTAAATTCTTGCAAAGCACGTTTAACATGAAATATAATATCCGTTCTTTTTACGTTTGCTATTATTTTACCTGCGCCTACATAACCAACTAAAAAGTTTGTAACCAATTCAGAAACACTTACATATTGATAACCTCCGTAATTACTCTCTACAACGCTACCATAAGCGTCTTGATTGCCGTAGTTACCCCCGGTTAAAACTTTTAATTGTATAACAATAACAGTAAATTGTGCGGGCGATGCTGTAAAGGTTATAACATTATTAACAACAGTATAAGCTTGAAGATATTCAGTAAATGTACCAGCTAAACCTGTGGGGCTAGTAAATATTTTAAAATTATTTAACCCATAATTAACCTCTATAGGATCAAAGCTACCGAAAACTAAATCTGTATTAAAGTTAGCTGTAAAAATACTACTTGTTCCATCTGCAACAAAACTTTGTGCGCCTTCATAATATTGTCTATTGGTTTCTTGTATTAAACCACCATCAGGTTTGGCCATAATTTATTAGCTTTTTTTATTCATTTCATCCATTTGCACTTGCTGTGCAGCGGCTTGTATTATTTGGGTATCTTTTATTATTATTCCGGCATACATTAAAATTCTTAATATAACCTCAGTTTGTTCCGATGCATGTACTTCAAAATCTACATGCCCTGTGGGTACTGCTGCGCTTTGTTCAATTAAATTAAATTGATATTGGCCTAACGTACCAACGGTAAATGTCCATGCTGGATCCAAAGGTTTTCTAATATAGTCTACTTGAATATTATCTATTATGCTAGTGGGCCTAACAAATAACACAGGCACTCTAGCTCCTCCGTTTTCAGGGTCTGTACCTTGCTCAAACAAATAAGTTGGAAAAGTTTTTGTTGCTTTTGTTAGTTTAGATTTTTCAGAAGTATAAAAATCGTTTCTTTGAAGTCTTTGGAGTTCAACTTCATTATTATAAGTTACTGTCCCTAATCTATAAAAACTTACACTGCTTCCATAAGCATTTTGGTTTGGGAGTGTAAAATATTTATTAGTTGTAGTAGCGTTTGTTTGGAAAATTGCATTACCAAATGTTTTAAATATAGCTATTTTTTCATCTATATTTTCTACTCTATCAGAATAATTAAAATCTGTTTGTGGCACACGTATTTGTTGATTTAAATCTTCAAAATATTTTTCAAATATTTCAAGTTGAACTTGGGTAGCCACCGAATTAAATTCATCAGGTGTCATATATCCCCTTTGTTCTTTATTTAATATCAACAAAACTGTTTGATATACAGTATTTACATTTATTGCCATTGGTTGTTTATTATTAATTATAGTAGTTAGGCTATATTTAACATAGCCTAACTACTATAATATTACACATTATAAAAGTTTTTTCTCTATAGACTTATAAATTTCTACACCTTCATCTGTTTTAAAGTATGCTGCCATAGCTGAATATGGATTCTCATCAAAAGGAACGTTAATTAACTTTCTATTATTAGAAGCCCAATTAAATGTTCTTTGATCTTGGGATAAAGATATAATACCTGCTTCAGTAGCATTTATAGCAATATTTCTAAGTTGCACGTTATCGTCATTAGCAAGTTCTATGAACAGTTCTGCATTACGCTGTGCAAACAGTATCAAGTCTCTTCTTATTTCCTTAGAGCTCATGCCAGATACCTTAGATCCAATCTCAACTCTTAATACAGCTTCTGCTATATCAATATCCATTTCTCTAGCCATGTTTAAAGCTCCGATTATTATTTCTAAATCGCCTAGCTGATCATGAGCTATTTCAACAGGATCAAATTCTTTATATTTTATATTTTTAGCAGGATGATATAAGGAAAGCAATTTTTGTAAATTTTGATTTTGTTTACCAACGCTTAATGTACCATCATGAAAAATAATATGCCCTAATGTAGCTTCTCCTTTTTGTTCTTGTACAAATACGGAGTTTTGATTAGTTGCATATCTTAATTCTTTTTGTTCGCCTGACTCTTCGTCAAACCAAAGTAAAGGGTATTTAGCACTATGCCTTGCAGGAATTGTATAAGTTATTGGAGAGTGATGTCCTGATAACGTATAAGTTCTGTCTTTAATTTCCCAACTAGGTTTTTTAGGTTGTGTAGGTGTTTTAATAATTGGTTTTTCAACTACTTGAGGTGCAACCTCAACATCTTTTACTGCGGTGTTAGCTTTTTTAGCCATGATATAATAAAATTAAATAATTAAAAAAAGGTAAGATTTACCCCCGTCAATTCAACGAGGGTAATCCCACCAAATACTATACTGATGCAGTAAACAATACAAAATTGTTAGCACCTTGTACACACAAACATCTTTCAGATAAGAAGTGAACTACCATAGAGTCAATTCCTGTAGTGTAAGCACCACCGGCTGAACCTGTAATCCAAGATTTCATTCTTCTATCTTCTGTTTCAGAAGCTCTGTAACGCACGTGTAGGAATGGTCTACGAATATTAGATCCTAAAATTTGATCATAAACAGTAGAAGTACCTGCAGGAATAAGAACTCCATCAATACCTGAAACAGCAACACCTCCACGGGTAGATGCATCATTAAGATATTTCCAGTCAGTTTTGTAGAAGTCATAAGAACCTCTTCTAAATCCTGAGAAACCAAGATTCAAAGCCATTTCTTCAGAATTTTCAAACAATCCATAAGCAGTTCCACCTTGTGCTCCGGCTGAAATAGCAGCTAGCATATCATCAAAATCTAAAGAGGTTTTTCTATTTAAGAAAAGCATGTTTTCTTCTATAGCTCCTTGAGTATCAAGATTTTTAAGAATACTATCAAATTCTCCAAGACCAGCAGCGGCACTAAAGTTGTTTAATACATTCCCTCTGTTATTCACAGCAGCAAAAAGACCTTCAGTTCCATTATAAGTAGGAGCAAGACCAGCAACTGCAGAACCAGCGGCAGCAAGTTCACCTTCAACCATTGACATTTCAAGATAGTCTTCAAAACGTAAACGGGTTTCAGATTCAGCTTTAAGATACCATAGGTAACCTGAAGTTCCATCTTCTGTAGCTACTTCAATCCACCCAATCTGAGACATGTCAGACCCGTTAATTTCATATCTATCCTTAATAATAATAGGAGAGTTACTAAATTGAGTAAACGAAGGAGTAATACTTGTAATAGTGTTATCATTTGTTCCTTTTCTGTATTCAGAACCATAAACAAAAATCTTAAGACCTGCAAGATCTGCTCCAGCAGAACCTAAAGTAGTTGCAATACTAGCACCAATGTAAGGGGCAACAGTAATTGTTCCCAAAGCATCGCCTCCGGCATTAGAACCTGCACTGGCTGTGACTAAAGCTTTTACTTCTTGTCCATTTGCTGGATTCATAATAACAATAGTGTCTTGTACTGAAATTACATTATCTACATAAGTAGTTCCTGCTGTAGCTACAAGAGCAAAAGTTATAATGTTGTCGTTAGCAGCTGTTTTAGTAACACTGCTATATGCAACGTGTAATCTATTTTGTTCTGACCAAATAACTTGATCGGAAGTCATAGGCATTTCTGCTCCTACCATACGAAGGAATCCAGAAAGTGTTCTATTCCCATAACGCTCTACTTCTTGCTCATATATCTCAGGAAGATATTGTTGTGCGAATGAGGAGAAGTTATCTCCTGCAGCGTCAGTGAATTGTAAATAATTTGTTGAAAGAGCCTGTTGTTGTTGACTCGGTGTAATTGACCCAAAAGCTGGGGCGACATTTGCCATAATTAGTTAATTTTTAATTGTTAAAGTTTCTATTTTTAATTTTAAGTTTTGAAGAGTCTACTCCAGAAAGCGCTTTTACTTTTAGTCCATTAACAAAAACATCTCCAGTGGCAGTCTGCCTAGGTTCTGTTGTAATGTTTTTAGACTTAGCAAATTGCTCTTTAATAGCATCAGCTTTACCTTGTTCGTAAAAGTGACTTGCCATAGTATCAGCATTTCTAGCGGCATAAATAGCTTTATGATAACCAGCAGGATCTTTAATATTACCTTGTTTGTTTAGGAACGTCCCTACAAATTCGGATAAATCTTTCTGCTTGTCAGCAACTACAGAAGGATCTTTAACGCCATACTTAAAACTTTTATCTCCTAATTTAAAATCAAAACCTTTGAAATCATTAGAAAAATAATTATTAGTACTTTGAATAAAGTTCTCTCTGACTAGCCCATTAGCTTGCTCGTCTTCTTGGTATCGGTTAAAAAAGTCAGTAGCTTTTTGTTGTTCTTGAGTAACTCCGGGTCTCAACTTGATTTCCTCGTAATATTTACTCTTAGTGTCCTCTAAAAAGTTTTTGGCTTTTGCAACTTCTTCTTTAAACGCAAGTTTCTTTTTGCGTATATCTCTGTCCTCGTCTAATTCTTCATCGTAATCAAAATCTTCTAATAAAAGATTTAAATCTTCCGAATCTAAATGAGGTTTTGTTTTTTTATAATACTCTTTAATTAATGTAGAATTGTCTACATTAGAATAATCAGCATTTAATCTAGCATAATCATTTACATCCCCACCAGTTTCTTGCATAAACTTTATAAGTTTATCTACGCCTTCCGGTAATTCTTGAACCTCTGGTTTTGTATTAACAATAGACGGTTCTGGTTGAACACTTAAATTTTGTTCTACTTGTACGTTTTCATCTATTTGCTGTAGTGGTGAATCTACTTCTTCTGCAACATTCTCACTGGCAACGATGGGCTCTTCTTGTACTTGTCCCACTTCTTGCAATCCCACTTCGGGTTGTTCTGTGCGTAGCACGCTTTCCTCTGCGCTTGGTTCTTGAATGGCATTTTCTTGTTTTTTAAATTCTTCTTTAGGTATAACAACTTTTTGTACTGAAGGTATAACAGCCCCTTGCTCGTTACCTGGTTTAGTTAGATCTAATTTTGCTATGTTTTTGTTTTGATTAACTAGCTTTTTGGGAGTGCGTTTTTTTATTTTAAACTCTCCCTCTTGTTTTACTTCTGTTGACATGATATAATAAAATTAATTAATAAAAATTACCTTGGGCCAAATTGCTCTAGGCCAAACCCATCTAAATTATCGTTTCCTGATGATTCGAAATCTTTGGGTAATAAATCGTTTTGTCGTTGATCAATCAATTCTGATTGCTGGGTTCCCTGTATTCTAACTCTTTTATCTTTACGATCTTCTATTTCTTGTTCTTTTCTAGTTGTTGCTTGAGCTTGAATTTGAGCTAATTGCATTTGATAATTAAACTCTTCAGCCATTAATTGTTTTTTAATTAAAGCTTCTTGCTCCATTCTTTGTATTTCGTAATCTGATTTAGCTTTTTCTAATTGCATTTTTGTTTCAGATAATGCTTGCTGCTTTTGTACTTCTGCCATTGCAGCGGCTTCTGAAGCTTTAGCATTTGCTTCACCTTGCGCAGCGATATTAGCTTGCTGTATTTCTTGATCTCTTTTTTGCTTTTGAGCTCTTTTTACTTTTAAAAGTTGATTGGCTAATTTAAGATTATTAACTTGTCTTATATCAATAGCGTCTTCTAAATCAATATTACCTTGCTGTAATGAAACTTGAATATTTTGTTCTAATTGTGCTTTTTCTTCTTCGTCTGGTTCAAGCTCTAAAAATATACCAAAATCGTGCATAGCAACCTTTTCCATTTCTTCTAAAGTTGCAACATTAAAATTATTTATACTGTTCAATAAAGATTGTTTTGTTAAAGGAAATTGTAATGCATCATTTACTCTTAAGCTTATATTTTCAGCAGTTTTAATAGTGATGTACATTAAAGACCTTAATATATGACGTGTAGCAGTGTTTGAATTCGCCGCCGCCATTTTTTGCAGTCCTACTAAAGCATTTTTATCTGGAGAGCTTCCATCTCTAGCTTCATTTAAGCCAGTTGTATCTCTTATCATTTGTAGATAATACTGGTAGGTCTGTATTAAAGATTGTATTTTTGCAAGACCACTAGAAGATTGTAACTCTTGTATAGGTACTTTTCCTCTATTTAATTCTCCATCTTGTGTTAATGATCTACCTACAATACTACCTGTTTGAAAGTACATATTTAGTGCTTCCGCCGGATTGTAATTAGTACCATTGCCTAAATCAACTTCCGCTAATCCGTCCATGTCTAAATATACTCCATCAGGAACTACACGCGACAGTACTTGTTGCAATTTTAAATGAGTTAATTGAATCATATCAGCAAAGCTGGTTATCCTATTAACTAAAGAATCTACTTTGCCTTTATACATTCTAGGTGCAGAAATAGAATAACTCATATTAACTTTAGTAGTGTCAGAGTAGGGCCTAGTCATATTTTCAGCAAACTTCCATTCTAAAATTTTATTCATTCCTAATGCCTTGGCCCCACTATATAAAACTTCTATGCTCCTAGATACTCTTTCAAAATTATCATTTTCAGGAGGATCAAACGAATCGTCTTTTTCGATTGTTTTCTCTAGTCCCTGATCAGTTTTTTTAATTTTAAATACTTGATTAGTATATGTTTTATATTCAAAAAACAATACAGAAATTAAATTGTTATCATCTTGCCCACCATAATTTCTAACATAATTACTATATTGAGAAGGCCCTCTATATTTTTGTATCTCTTCTAATTCACCATTGGTTAATGCAGGAAATTGTCTTTTAACTTCTGCTAAACTTAAATTTTTAACTTCCCCTACATAATATATGTCTTCAAAGTTAGGATCTTCTGTATAAGAATAAACTATTGCTGCAGGATCTACGTAGTCGACCGTAACGCCTTCTGATAAATTAAAGCTTGTTTTAGATGCTCCAATACCTAATACTGCTAAGTCATAAGCTATTCTTTTTTGGTCTTCTTTATATTTATTAGCATTAAAAACATTTTCTATAAGTTCTTCTTCTGCAATCTCAACGCTTTGTTTATAATTTAATTGCATCACAAGATCTAGCTCTTCTTTATTTTTTGGAAGATCTTCTGGGGAAGAAGTATTATAAAGATTAGCTCCAGTACTTTGTTTAATTTTTTCAACAAAAGATTGTGAATACATATCTTCCATTATTGCCGTAGCGTAATCAGTTCTTTCTTTTAAAGCAAATGGATCTGTTGCAAAAGATTTTATTGTATATCCTTTATCAATCATCCCATTTACTACAATATCTACAAACTTTGGAATAACGGGTACTATTTTCCAATCTAAATTTAAATAAGACAAATCACCATTAATAGACAATTCATCTTTATATTTTGAAACAGGTTGTTCACCTCTAGCATATAATCTTAGGCTGTGATAATTTTGAAAATTTTGTAAATATCTATCACCCCCTATGTCTTGTCTAAACCATTCGTTCTCTATAGCTTGGGCTACTTGTAACCCATACTCATAACTATTCTTTTCTGAATCAGGTACTACCTGGTCTGGGAATGAACTGTTATAATTTGTGTAAACCATTTATTTAAATTATTTTAGATGTTGAACCATCATTGTTATATTTTCTTATTCCTAAGCTCATAGGTTTAAAAACTCTTTTAGCTGAAGGAGCATATTTATTTTTATTACAAGCCATTATTGCTAATCCTGAACTAATTGAAGCATCATATTTTGTTCTATTATTTAAATTAAACTTTGACCAATCATTAAGGGTTCGTATAAAATACATGTCCCCGTAAGCATCATTATTAAATCCAACGTATGAATCTATATAACTTTCGATAGCGGCAGCATGTGCTTGTTTCATATCTTCACTTGAATTTGGTACACCACCAATCTCTCTTTCAGTAATAGATAATTTATTATAGGTTTTATCAGGTCTGTTTATTGAATAACCTCTATAGCCTCTTCTTTTTAAATAATATAATAATCTTGGTTTGTTATTTTCTGCAAGTATAGGCATTCCGTAAAACACTAAAGCCATTAATACATCTTCAAAAAATGTTTCTGCATTATCAGGTCTTGCAACATATTCCAAAAAAAACATATTAGGTGGTACGTCTTCCATTGAAAACTTAGTTAATCCATGCAAAGACCCTTTAGATCCTCTACCATCAACTGTACC